AAATAGGTTCTCTTCTGTCCGTGTATTTTCTTATTATCATCTAAACCTACAAATAGAAAAGTAGCATTCTTTATCCTATACCTCTGCTCTGCTCTGTTAGGGTTTATTTCTGGAGTAACTGGATACCCATACTTTTCACATATTTCTTTGAAATCTACTAATAAAGAATCTTTTACCCAAGTTAATTTACTCCTAGCAATAGTAATCGTAAACCTTTCACCCTGCATTGCTTTTAATATGAAAAAGAAAAATATACTCCAAGTTTTACCACTTCTACTTCCTCCTTCGTGGCAGATTACTTTATATCCATCTTCAACTGCTTTAACTGTCCTCTCATAGACATTTGTTAATCTAAGAGTCTGTATCATCTCTAGGGTTTATGATTTCAACTTTAATACCTTCAATCTTTTCACCCTCACTAACTAAATCTACACTCTGTTCTGCTTTACCTAGTCTTCTGTCTAACCAGTCTGTAATAAACTTTACATTCCTCCTGTATCGTAATAATGTTGCAAACTCTACTGAATAATTCTGAGGGTTCTTCTGTATATCTTTCATTGTATTATCAAACTCTTCCATACTCATTCTATCTATCCAATCCATCTGGTCTAATAATCGTAACCTCTGCCTCCTCTTATCCCAACCTTTACTCTTTGCCTCTGGACTAGGTTGATACTCTGAAGTAAATCGTGTTGCTTCATTACCTTTATTATTATATTTGCCGTTTTTATTACCGTTTCCCATAGTCTATCTACTAAACTTAAATCCACAACTAGGACAAATAATTTCTTCTTGAGTTTTAGAAGAAGGTTCTATTTCTGATTCTTTATATTCATCCCAATCAAACTCAAACAATTTAGAATATTCATCAAATGTTTCATCTGAATAACCTAGCAAATCTTTAGTTTCATCTTCATCAATTCCTTGTTCACTAAACCACCCTACAACTTCTGCTGTTTTTAATTCTGATAAAGGAACTCTCTTTTGTTCTTTAATAAGTGTGATTGCTCTAGCAAGTTTATCATCAATTTTACCTAGATTGTTTATTCTTATTTCTTTGAATCCTAATTCTTTACAAGCAGTCCACCTATGAAAACCATCTAGTATTTCGTATTCATTGTTTAATTCTCTAACTGTGATTGCCTCAAATAAACCTTTCTTTTTTATTTCGTTTCTTATTTCTTCATACCTTGCTTTATTCTCTGAACTTTCTTCTATATTTTCTTTCGGATTCCAAGTATTCGGTTTAACTTTGTTTATATCTACTATCAAATCTTTACCTATTATTTTACTCATATTATTTATTATTTAATTTAATTCCATACTACACCTCTTTTTTCCCAGAGTTTAGTAATATAATTCTCTAGTCTAACAAAATGCTCAATGTTTTTCTTATCTCTCTCTGAATAATGTAAAGGTTTATACATTCCTTTTTTTTCTTCTCTTGCTACTGTTCCTATTCTACTACCTATACTCCAAGAACTACTATCAACACTATAAAACGGATATCTTTTCATATATCTTTCTCCTGTTAATGCAAATCCGTGTACTTTTTTCGGCCAATGTCTTTTAATTATAGAAAAACAATAATCTAACCAAGCAGATACCCTAGGATATGTTTTTAACTGTGCAACTCCTCCTAATGCAATATAATCATAATCTCTGCAATACTTATCTAAGTATAAATAATCTTCTCCATAATGAAAAGTAGGAATAATATCAATACCTTTACTCTTCATATATAAATAATTCTTATTAGATTCTTCTGCATTACCTATAACATCTAACCCTGCTATTGTTGGAAATAATTCTCTATTATCTACAATCATTTTAATGTAATCATCTATATCTATAATCTCATTTTGAGTGAAAGCAGTAAAAGCACCACTGTCTAAAAAGAAGTTTTTATACATTGGTATATGCTTAAATAATGACTTATTCTTTTTCAAATACCAATAACTTGCTAAAATATTATGCCCTGTTAATACTTTTCTATGATTTCCAGTTGCAAAATAGATTTTCATTTCTTTCTGTTAACCAATTTACTTAATTCATCTCCTTTATTGAGTAATTTTTTATACTTAACTTGCTTTCTTAAATACTTATATATTTTCTCTCTTTCACCTTGAACCATTTTTCTTTCCCTGTTATACACCTTAAACATCATAGTGTATTGTCTTAAAAATCCCGGTGGCATTTCTCCAACTCTTTCTAAATAACTACTCCAATGCTCTCTATTACCCCTACACTTTCCTAAATCAATTTCACTTATTTCTACTACTCCATTTTCAATATCCTCATCTGTTGCTTTTTTAATCTCTCTCTCTGTGAATATATCCATAACTCCGTATAAATGGTCTGCTTTTTGAGGTAT